ATCCGCAAACAGGTTGAGTCTATTCTAGGTCATCGTGTGTATCGCCCAGACGTACACCCAGATTACACGTTTAAATATAAGCCCCCTGAGTTTATACACTTCGCAACGCCAGGTATGCAGAAGGCTCTTGAGATCATTCGAGGTGCCACATTTACCCTAAATGATAAAGGGTCTGTGGATCTACCCAGAGAGCTTGAGTCCATGCGGATACGCATTGGTAACGGCCTTTATCGTATGGGTAATGGGGGCTTACATTCGAGTGAGTCGTGTGCTGCCCACATCGCCAGCGACCGAGTATTTATTAAAGACCGAGACGTTGCCAGCTACTACCCGTCAATCGTTTTGACGCAGGGCTTGTATCCACCGCACATGGGTGAAGCGTTCCTGTCTGTCTATAAGAACATCGTTGACCGTCGCCTAGAGGCCAAACGCGCAGGCGATAAGGTCGTTGCAGACTCCCTAAAGATTGTTATTAACGGAACATTCGGAAAGCTGGGGAGTAAATGGTCGGTTCTGTATTCGCCAGACCTTATGATCCAAGTGACAGTCACAGGTCAACTCGCACTCCTTATGCTCATTGAGTGCCTAGAGCTAGCTGGATTTACCGTCATTAGCGCCAATACCGACGGCGTAGTCATTAAGGGTGTGGCTGATCGAACCGAGGAACTCAATGCGATTATCGCTGGCTGGGAAATGGTGTCAGGCTTTGAGACCGAAGAGACACCCTATCGCGCCCTGTACTCGAAGGATGTAAACAATTACATCGCCATTAAACCTAGCGGTGAAGTCAAACTGAAAGGTCTTTATGCCCCAGCCGGTATGCAGAAGAACACGACCAATGAGATCTGCGTTGAGGCCGCTATCGAGTGGCTAGTTCACGGTACGCCGGTCGAACACACGGTCATGTCGTGCCTGGATCCTCGTAAGTTCGTAACGATCCGTAAGGTCAATGGTGGGGCGACTTATGACGGTGAGTATCTAGGTAAAGCCGTTCGCTGGTATTACCGTAAGGATGAAACGCGCTCGATTCGCTATGCCGGTAACGGCAACAAAGTGGCTCGTTCAGAAGGCGCATTCCCGCTTATGGAGTTACCCGAAGCTGTGCCCGCAGACGTTGACTATCTATGGTATATCGGCGAAGCTAAATCAATCTTGGCTGATGTGGGTGCGTAATGGAAGTTTATAAGACGGTGGACATGGAAGTAGCTATTCGTGAAATGGCTGCTCGTAACCACAGCTTTGTTGTCTATCGCAGCTACTTCAACGTTAAGCCTATTCGTCTGCGTCAGAACCGCATTAAAGACATACCGTTTACGATGATTAGCGCGTGGTCCAAGGACTTCAATAAGGAATATGAAGCGTGGAAGCGTAAGGGTGGGATGCTTATTTACAACTACAAATACGGTAAAAACCACACGCCGATTGAGGCTGAGGCTGCGTTGTTCGTTGAGTGTCCCGGCCAGTATGTTGACTTTATGGAAATGGCAAGCGAGATCAAACGTGAGGTCGTGATCTATCGACCGCCGACATGGTATCTACACGAACTCAATCTCGACTATCGGTATCCCAATTCGAACTACCACTATTCGTTGATGACCGTCATACACGCCTTGATGGGGCGTAAGCTCAATGACCGTCTATCGGCAGCGTTCGAACTGTCTGGCTTTACGGACTTCTATCGAACCGCCGTATTTGAAGCGGAAGAGATCGAGGCGCTTCTCGGGATCGACGACCGCCAGCTACGTGTTCTACTTATGAGCTATGGGTTCAGGGGTAGTTACATTCGCTATCACGTATATACGCCTCGGCTAACCCCGAGAAACGAGAATATGCGCTGGGCTTACGATCTACTTTGCGGGGCCCCAGACAGCTATAAGGGGCAGAGGTATCTTAGATTCGACACACTGCCACAAGGCCGTATCATTGGATTTAACAAGTTCCTTAAGCAGTGCATTCGTAAGAAATACGTCAAACGGGAACGTAAAATCTACGTACTTAAGACTGGTTATCGCCCGCTTGACTACCCTGTGATCGACGCTGTGGCTAACGCTAGGCGTGGCGAATGGTTCAGGGTCAGCAATCTCGTTGATCGATCACCCGAATACCCGATTGTTCTGAGCCTTCAAACTCAATCTGAGCCGTCTGAATCCGAACCGACTTGATACGCTGGGCGTTTTGTAAATACATTTCGTTGAGTTCGGCTAAGACGTTATTCGTACTGTTGTCAGCCACGCGGTCAGGTGCCGATCCGCGAAGGTTGATCGCAGCCTTCAACTTAACGTCTCGATCTGCTGCGGTGGTCGTCGACATAGTGGCAATCTCATGGATGATGCCGAGTGCTTCCAGTCGATACGAACGCGTAAGGCGGTCCAGCTCGTCGCTGAACTGCTCGTTAGACATGCGCTCGTATTCTGGGTTTTTCTTAACGGTCGCTATAGCTGCGACAAATCCTTGCAGATCCTCGGAGGCTCGAATGTAGGCGTCAAGTTCCCTGGCAGTACAGCCGAGTATGCAAGAGGCGACGAAGATGTCCCCCTTGGCATGTAGCATTGCTTCGATCAGGGAGCCTTCAGTTATCGCCCCGCTTCGCATCGCTTCACGGGTCATTGTTAGAACTCCAAGCCCTTCGCGTACCCCATACGGTGTAGCTCTGGTAGTTGACGCTTCATTCGACCAGCCCCGATGTCGAGTCGATAGAATGGGTTGTTTGGAATCTTAACCTTTTTAACGGCATTATAGGCGGTGCGTCTAGCCGAAGAGATCGAGTTGCCTGTACCGGTCACAACCATTGTGTAGTCACCGCAAGTGACCAGACCTGGCATGTCGATAACCTTGTCGCCAACCATCGTCGGCGCTTCGCCAACCATGACTTCTGACAGGTGAATGTGATCCATGTCGTCAGCCCCACGAACCGGAATGCCGCACAGATCTTTGTTCGTAATCTTCGAATACGGGAAGTCTGGCAGGGCGACAACGATACTGATACAAACCTCGTTATTAACGGCCTCAATCGTATCTTTACCGTTTACAAGATCAAGCATCCATTGAATCGGATCTTCGTTTTTGATGTGAGCGGTAACGTTATGCTTCGTCGGCCAACCGTCGCGCATCGTCCATTCCATTGGCCAGGGGCCTTCTTTGTCGATGATGCAGTTGTTGTCGATATAGCCGACGTAACCTAGCTTCTCAAGGACTGGCGTGATCGGTAGAAGGACTTGCTCGGCCAGCTTAGATCGCTTAGTCATGCGAGATAGGGTGCCCATTTCACCTGTGGCAACGCCAAGGTCGCCGTCCATGAGCTTCTTGTATTCCCAGTTCTCGTAAAACCACTGCGACCAGCCACCGGGGCCGAACCAGCCACCCACAGCCATTTCGATACCGTACTTGCGCTCCTGAAGTATGAAACCCTCAGACTTAGCAGCCTTACGCAAGTCGTCACGTTGGTTCCAACGTTCGAGCATATAGATCAGGTCTGCTGGGTCTGAAGCAACGTAGGACAGAGCCTTGTTAGCGTCACCAGAAGGTTTACTGACCAGGTACTGTGGATGCTTCTTAACGAACGCGATGGCCTCTCGGTAATCGTGAAACGCTTTTGATTCCATGATCGGGATACCCACACTTGCCATAGCTTTTTGACCTGCGTCTCGGTCAAGCTCTAATGCTGCAGCCTCTTTCGATGGCGCTAGGATGGGATAACCGGACTTGAAGTAAGGATCGAGCATGTCGAGCCAATAAACGTTATCCGGCAGATAGATCAGGTCAGCCCAGTCCATCCACTTACGGCGAATCTCGTTAAAGTCAGTGATCTTTTCGACCATACCTTTACCGGCCAAGCGAGGCGTTCCATCGTTGCGGGGGCGGTCGTACCATTTAACGTCCCATCCAGCGTTTTGAGCGCGGAGTGCCAGATCAAGGCAGTTGGAGGAATTGTCGATGATCAGCAGTCGTTTACTCATAATACTCTACCGTTAAGGTTGTGGGGTCGATGGTGGTGCTAGGGGGATTGTAGCAAAACGTTTCTGGTACGGCTTTGAAGCCAATACTCGAGGTATCCCACCGCGCCCCAACAACTCGGCTGCGGCAACCCCCGGGTGTCCGGCTGCGGCAGCACCACCAGCCACGAGGAAGTCCCACGCGCTGTACGTTGGGTGCGCCCCAAGCCTGGACACATCCTTGTTGGCGTTCGGGAAAGCTTGCGCGAAATCGGCAGCAGTTTTCATATCGCCTGACAACGGACTACCGTTTTTCATAGCTCGAGCCAACCGTATGCCGGATACGTCACCCGTGGATGGGTTCAATGCGTACTCAACGTCGTAGGTCTTAGCTATCTGCTCTCTGGCCTTTTTGAAAGCGTCCAGCAGATCCGGGCGATTTATACGCTCAAGGTTTTGGCCGACTAGATTCTCCATTGCTTTCGCCATGTCGTACTGCGCCCTCCCCAACTCCTGCTCTGCGTACTTATCGCTACGTATAGCCACGGAGGACATATTACGCAAACGCTTAATTATCCCAAGTGCCCCCTGCGGTGTGAATGACGTTTTGTTGAAGTCGCTCAGCATGTTAGTCACAGGGTTAGCCTTGGCCGACTTTGGGAATTCACCAGCTAGACCGCTATATTTGGATTTGATAGCGTCAACGGCGCCCTTAAAATCTGGCGTGGCTTGAATGCCAAACTTCGGATAGTTTGGGAGCATTAAGCCTGTCTTGGACTTACCGTCACCGTATTCCGCACTCACGAGGTTCTCGTAATCCTTATACGCGTCGCGCCGGATTTTATCTAAAAGTCCGGTGGATATTGGCTCTTCGCCGACAACCCCCAACGAGCGCCTAACCGCAGCGTTTCTGGCAGTCTGGTTTTCAACCGATATGGCGTCTGCAACCTTTGACTTTGCGGGTACGCTCTCCAACAGTGTGTTCGGGAATGAGGGGTTGACTTCCGAGGGTATGGCTTTGAATCCAACATCTTGCGCGGCACGTAAAGTGCCACCTTTGATCGAATCGAGTGGGTTGACGTTAGGTGGTCGCTCAGTCAACACACTCGCCATGTTTTTACCCACATTGCGTACATCTTCTACGTTACGCGAGATTAGAGGTGCGGGTACACGGCTTGCAGCACCAAGCTCGGCAGCTTGCATCGGGTTGATACCTTGCAGCGGGCGTAGCGCCTCAGAGTTAAGTACGTCACCCATTGATCTAACGTCTCGTTGACCGGCAGCGGTTCGAGGTTGATAAATCGAGCCTTGGATGTTCTGGTAAACGTCAGGTTTATTGCCGGCCAGTAGCTGAGCCCCACTCTTAGCCAGCCCTGTGAATGGTGCAGCAACGCCGGACGCGGCAGTTAGAGCCGCCTCCCCTGCCCCAACAGCCTCTTTGCCGACACCTTGATAGCCTGTTGGTTTGGGGGCTAGAGCCTTATTGAAACCGGTTAGTTCTTCCCGTGTGACTGACGTTGACGGCTTTAGCCACTCTTCCGGCACGTTCATGCCGTTAGACTTTAGCTTTGTCGCTAAATCGGACTTGCTGATACCGTCAGGTACGCCTTTGACAACGGTTCCGTCTGGAAGTCGAACGTCCATTATTTCAAATCCCCCCAGTTGACCACACCGCCACCGC